TATGTGGCCCCGACATATAAAGCCGCAAAGCAGATTGCTTGGGAATTACTAAAAGAGTTCTTACCCTTGGAATACATCGACAAGCGTAACGAGAGTGAGCTATCAATAAGGCTGCTTAATGGCTCTATGATCTCGTTAAAGGGGGCTGACAATCCAGACTCTTTGCGAGGTGTTGGTCTTAACTTTATCGTGCTTGATGAGTTTGCTGACATGAAGAATACGGCATGGACTGAGGTATTAAGACCCACACTATCTGACAAAGGCGGTTCTGCTTTATTCATTGGATCACCCAAAGGCCGCAATCACTTCTATGACCTTTGGACTGATGGGGTAGACGGGCGTGAGGAATGGAATAGCTTTCAGTTCACTACTTTGGATGGGGGTAACGTCCCAGAAAAAGAAATTGAATCGGCAAAGCGTGACTTAGATGAGCGCACCTTTAATCAAGAATATCTAGCCCAATTTGTTAACTACTCAGGCATTATTTATTACAACTTTGAGCGCGAGAAATCAGTGAAGAAATCAGAAGCGCACTCGCTCATGCCGCTTCACATAGGAGTCGACTTTAACATTAACCCAATGTCAGCCGTGGTGTTTATTAGAGATAAGAATGACCTTTATGCAGTAGATGAGATTGTCATACATGGATCAAATACAGATGAAATGGCAGATGAGATTTACCACAGATACCCGAATAGACCGATTACTATTTACCCTGATCCAGCAGCTAGGCAACGCAAGACAAGCGCAGGCGGCAAGACTGATTTATCTATCCTAGAAAACGCAGGCTTTACAGTCAAAGTCAGGCCAGCACATACACCAATTAGAGACAGAATAAACGCAGTCAATAGCAGGCTAAAGACTAAATCAGGTGATCGACATTTGATTATTGATCCAAAATGCAAACACGTTATTAGAGGCTTAGAGAGGCACACTTACAAAGAAGGAACTTCTCAGCCTGATAAAGATTCGGGGTTCGATCACATGAATGACGCTCTTGGTTATTGTGTGGATTATCTATTTCCGGTGCGTAAAGAAAGCACACAAAGACAGCCAACTAGGTGGACATAATGGACAGCATCACAAAAACGCATGACGTATATAATTTGAACGCTCCAAAGTGGGAGTTCTTTTTGCGTTCCTACATGGGCGGCAATGACTATCGAGATGGTAATTACCTACTTAAATATATACTAGAAGATAAGCATGAATATCAAAAGCGGATTGATCTCACTCCACTAGATAACCATTGCAAGAATGTCATTAACATTTACTCATCGTTTATCTGGCGTTTACCTCCCACAAGAAACTTCGGAAACTTGGTAGAAGATCAAGCCCTTAATTCATTTCTTAAAGATGCTGATATGGATGGTCGCAGCCTTAACGCGTTCATGAGTGAGGCCCAGATGTGGTCAGGCGTTTATGGTCATGTGTGGTTGATCATGGATAAGCCTGCCGTCATTGCTAACACAAGAGCCGATGAATTGGCCCAAGAGGTTAGACCTTACCTCACTTTGATCACGCCTGAGAACGTCTTAGATTGGCGTTATGAAAGAGCCTTAAATGGGCGTTATGAGTTAACCATGCTCAAGGTGCGCGAGTGGGTAGAAGATGAGGATGCTTTCTATCGAATTTGGGAAAAGGACACCATCAAAGGCTATGAGGTGATTGGTGAAGAGGCCAAGCTAGTTGAGACTATGGATAACCCATTAGGCGTGATTCCAGCCGTTTGTTTATACGGCAATCGCTCACCTATTCGCGGAATCGGACACTCTGATATAACCGATGTTGCGTATATGCAAAGGGCAATATACAACGAGCTATCTGAGATCGAGCAGTTAATTCGTATCAGCAACCATCCTAGCCTAGTGAAGTCAGTTGATACAGATGCAGGGGCAGGCGCAGGCAGCGTCATTGAAGTCTCAGATACCGACTCTATTCAGCCTTATTTACTCCAACCCAGTGGCGGCAACTTGGATGCAATTAGAGCCAGCATTACAGACAAGGTTGAATCCATTAACCGAATGACTCACATGGGCGCAGTGAGGGCCACAGATGCTCAAACTAAGTCAGGCGTGGCATTGCAAACTGAGTTCCAATTACTTAATGCCAAACTGTCTGAAAAGGCTGATCTATTAGAGTTGGCAGAGGAACAATTATGGCATTTGTTTGCTATGTGGCAAGGCGTCACCTCAGAGATCACGATTGATTATCCTGATACGTTTGATCTGCGCGATTACGGAACCGAGCTTGAGTTTTTACAACGAGCCAAGGCTTCTGGCGTTAACAGCCCTAGATTTAATAAGGGCGTTGATAAGGCCATTGCAGAACTTGTATTGAGTGATGATGATTTAGCCCAAGCAACCATAGAAATTGATGCCGCTAGAACTCTTGGTGAATTCAGTGAGCCTAACCTCGCCCTTGTGGGTAATCCATGAGTCAAGCAGCGAAAGCTCACGCTAACAATCTTACAGCCCTAGCTCAGTCACATGGGAGGCTTATTGATGAGGCTTTGATGAGTCTTGAGCTTGAGGTGGCTAAGTTGATTGATGGACTACCTACCCAAGCAGGCGTACTTAATGACCTATCAGCCGCTATTGATATACGCAGGGGCTTGCGTGAGGCAATCGAGGCCGAGCTACTTGTGCCTTATAACGACATAGTTGATTCACTGGATGAGGTGGTCGCAGGGGTGGCTAGTCAATATCAATCACAGCTAGTGGGCGGCATATTACCGACAGGTCAGGCTTCGGTGATTGCTGAATTAAAGCGGCTCACGTTCAGTGGATTTGAGGACATTGCCAACGCACATTTAGACACAATGGCAAAGTTTGTTTATCAATCGACTCTAGTCGGTGAGGCTTCAACTGATCTGGTTCAGCGTATAAGACACTCGATTAATGGGGTTTATATTCGCGCCAATTCAGATGAGATCAATGACCTTGTTGAGTTTGTGAGGGATAACAAAGACGATCCAGCCAAGGCCGAGGCAGTTGATCAAGCAATAAGCAGACTTCAAAGAGAGTACGCTTCTGATCGCGCAGGCAACAACTTAAAGAAATATGTTGGCGTATATTCGCATGATTCGTTGATGCAGTTTAGCGCAAATATCAACTTCTCAGTGGCAAAGGAATTAGGCGCAGATAAGTGGGTTTACTTTGGCGCACTGGTTGAGGATAGCCGAGAGTTTTGTCAGAAATACAAAGACCAAGTTTTTACCACTGAACAGATTAATGACATTTGGGCTAATGAGTCTTGGGCTGGAAAGTCAGCAGGAAACCCATTCATCGTGCGCGGTGGCTATCGCTGCCAGCACCATTTTAGAGCGACTTTTGATGACTGATATTGATTTAGATGATCCAGAAATGGCGGCAAGATATAACGAGGCGGTAAATGACTACACTGATTTATTCAATGAACACCCGCCAACACTTGAAGCCCCGATACATTGGGACAGCTTAGAGTGGCTTGAATTAGTTGAGGATTGCATTTCAGATGGAGTGCCTATGGATTTCAAACAGGGGAGTATTTTATGAGTGAAGCAGCAGAAGTAATTGAACCAACATCTAGTTCAAATGAACCAGAAAAAACCTTAACTCAGGCCGAGGTAGACAAGATTGTCGCAGATCGTGTGGGCCGTGAGCGCAGGAAGTTTGAGAAAAAATACGATGGGGTCGATGTAGACCAATTTCAAAAGTGGCAGGAGCAACAAGCCAATGCAGAAGAAGAGCAAGCAAAAGCTAAAGGTGAGTTTGAAAAAGTCATCAAGCTACAAGCCGAAAAGAAAGACGCGGAAATAGCGAGGCTAAGTAAATTAGTCACTAATAACGAGGTTGATGGGGCTTTATTACGGGCCGCAGAATCGGGCAGCGCAATCGCACCTACGCAAGTCACTGAGCTATTAAAAGGCAAAGTGAGATTAAACAGTGAAGGAAGGGCAGAAGTGCTGGATAACGATGGCACAACGCTATATGGTGACAGTGGTGAACCATTAACAGTTAAGCAGTTAGTTAATGAATTCCTTACAACTAACCCGCATTTTGTCAAAGCCTCTTCTGGTGGCACTGGCTCTAGTGGGAATGTTGGTGGCAATACACAGAAGCCTAAATCTGTGGGTGATATGTCCAGCAATGAATACGCTGAACATAGGAAAATGATTGGACGCGGCAATAATGTTGGCGGCTACATCAAACCCATTTCGTAAGGTTTTCTGATTAAGTAGCCTTGCGTTTGTTTTTAAATAACGTGAGGCACTTCCCATGGCAGCATCAACTACAGCAACCCTTGACGATCTCTTTGCTAATATTATCCAAGAAGCCATTTTCACGGCTCAACAGCGTTCTCTTGTTCGCAATTTCGTTTCTATCTATGACATTTCTGGTCAGTCTGGAAAGACTGTTCAAGTACCCATTTACCCAGAAGTAGCAGCCGCAGGATTAACCGAGGGAACTGATCTTTCATCCACAGCCGTTAGCACTAGCTCAAAGACAATTACTGTTGCAGAGGTTGGTGTTCAAGCGGTACTAACTGACCTTGCCGCACAAGCTGCCACAGGTGATGTAGCTGGCGACTTGGGCCGAGTTCTAGGCGAGGCCGTAGCTAAGAAAATGGATCAAGACCTAATTGCATTGTTCACTGGCTTCTCTCAAGGTTTTGGTTCAGCAGGCGGTGAGTTAACTGTTGCTGACTTCTTTAAAGCGGCTGCTACATTGAGTGCCAATGGCGCAAGCGGTCAAGCGTCTGCCATTATCCATCCTTTCCAAGCCTATGCGCTTAAAGCCAACATGACTAACACGTTTGCTAACCCGAATGGCGGTGACTTGCAGAACGAAGCCATGCGTACTGGCTATGTCGGTCAGTTAGCTGGAATCAACGTCTATGAATCTTCAAACATTGCAGTTGATAGCTCAGACGATGCGATTGGCGCAGTGTTTGTACCTTCCGCTTTAGGTCTAGCAGTATGCTGGGATGTGAAGATCGAGCCGCAGCGTGATGCTTCGATTCGTGGATTTGAGTTGAACGCCACAGCCTGTTATGGCGTTGGTGAGTTAGTTGACTTGAATGGCGTTAAGTTAACTGCCGATGCTGCGCTGTAGGTATTAGCTATGGCTATGAGTGCTGACAGTGATTTGTCAGCCATTCTCCCCGACATATTAACCCTTGGTATCAGCAACTTTGCTGGGGAACACGCCAAAGGTAAAGCCGATATTGAGCGTAGATTACGCAGAGATTGGTGGCCTAATAAGGTCTTGTCGGGCGAGCTTAAACCTAACCTATTGACTGAATCTCAGTTCACCAAGGCTGCCGCCTATTTGGTTCTGTGGAAGTACGCATTACCGATGCTTGCAACTTGGGATGAAAACGATCGTTTTTATAAGATGATCAGTTTCTACAAGAGCCGATATGAGGAAGAGTGGGATGAGGTTTTGAGGGATGG